GCGTGGGAGACGTTCTGCGGGTCTTCCGGTGATATGTCGGTGGCGGATGCTGCTAAAGCGCTGGCGTCCCGAGCGGGGGCAGACATCGGCCGCAACCGCCTCTTTAAGGAAATGGAGGAGCTTGGCTGGGTGACGCACTGCCACGGCTATTGGGAGCCCCTACAGTATGCGGTTAAACGCGGCTACTTGGCGGTGAAGGTGAATATGCCGCGGTGGCGGCCTAATGGTGAGTCGTTTGTTCCTGCACCTACTGTGCGGGTGACCCCGAAGGGGCTAGACCGTCTTGCTGAGGGCCTGCCTTCACATGTGTGGGGGCGCGAACAATGAGTAGCGATTCTGCACCGTACGTGTACACCTATGATGGCCCCGCAAACCTAATCGGTGATGAGTTCGGCTACCAAATGTCGCGGGACACGGTAAAAAGGGCGACGCTGCGAGGCGAGCTACGGGCAGTGAACCGGGACGAGTATGGGCTGCATGGTCCTATCACCATGTATGCGAAGAGTGACGTCCGCGCCTGGTTTGAGAACTACATGGGGGTGAAATAGTGGCCGCTTCTGCTCTCGGATTTTTACTTGTTATGGCCGTTGGGGGTGCAGTGTGCGGGGTCGCTGATCTTGTACAGGGCATCGTCGCCCGGCTGCTGTCTACATGTGTCACTGTGACGAAACAAGGTGGTGTGAACACTAGTGAATATCTCATGGCATGAGCACGCCAAGTGCGCTGGTAACAAACATTTCTGCGAAGAACTGGAGCGTATCGGGAATCGGTACCGCCGTAAGGCTATCGCTGAGGCCTGTAGGGGGTGTCCTGTGATGCGTGAGTGTGCGATGGATTGTTTTGAGTTTGATGAGGATGGTGTGCCGCATGTTCGGGAAGTGTGCGTGCCGAGGGCTGGCGTGTGGATTACATCGGCTACGCGCCCGAGTTCCTTTACTCATCATTATTTGGCGATGGTGGCGGGCATTGATGCGTGACGTCCCCAGGTGGGTGTTCGAGGTCGATGACGAGGACGAGGACACCCCAGAAATTGACCTTTACGACTGGTTTAAAGACTTGGAGTTTGAAGAATGATTATCAAAGATTCCGATCGCGAGACGCACAGGGAGCGTTGGCTGGAGATTCGCCGTAATGGTTTGACTGCTACTGAGGTGGGTCAGATTGCGGCTGGTAAGGCGAGTGTGGCTGGGATCGTTGAGCGGAAGCAACGTGGCTATTCGGTGCCGTCTAATCCCTTCATGGAGTGGGGGAACATTATGGAGCCCCGCATTCTGGATTGGCTCCGTATGGAGCTGGATAACGCCACTATCGTTGCTAATTCTCATATCGTGGCGTGGGATGAGGACTCATTCTGTCTCTCTACTCCGGACGGTTTTATGGATGGTGCTGTGGTGGAGTGTAAGACCACCGGGGATCGTTGGGAATCTCTGCATGACGAGTCCATGCCTATGCTTGATCGGTTCAAGGAGTGCAGGATTCCCCACTACTTCTACCAGTGTCAGTAGCAGATGCTGACCTGTGATCTGGACGAGTGTGTGTTCGCCTGGAATGTGCGTGAGCTTTCTCCTCTTGTTGATTATCGCCTTGTCGAGGAGCATGAGCGTCGGTTTAGGAAGTTCTACATCGGCGATGAAGAGGTCCGTGACCCTGAGCTGCTGTTTATGCCTGGGGATTTCTTTTATATCACTGTTGAGCGTGACTGGTATGCCTGCGAGCGTCTACTCGACATTATGTACGAGGTTAAGGACTTTCCCGAGACTTTACCGACGATTATCACGATGAAGGCGATTACGTTTATGCGGATGGCTAGGCAGTATGAGGCGCGGGCGAAGGAGTTGCGGGCTGAGGCTATTGAGCTTGTTAAGCCGCTTATTCGTCCAGGAGAGAAAGTGTCTGGCGAGTGGGGGAGCGTGTCGTGTAGTGAGCGTAAGACTACGCGGTTTGATACTAACAAGCTCAAGTTTGAGCACCCTGATCTGTTCAAGAAGTACAGCAGCGAGACTGTATCTACGCGGATTCGCTTCACCCTGAAAGGGGACAACTGATGCAGTTCAACCCTAACGACTATGCAACTGTCGATGAGCGGCATCGTGCAGCACGTAAAGATAACCCCACTATGGTGGTGGAAACGATCATGCTTAACTCGATCGATTGCCCTGCATCTGAGCCTATCCGCTGGGTATTCCACTGCAAGCTCTACAGGTCTCCAGAGGATCGAAAGAACGGTTTGCTGTGGTCAACTGGCACTGCCTGTGAGATAGACATGCAGGGAGGTGTGGCTAATAATGTTGCTGCCTGCGAGAATACGGAAACTTCAGCTCTTGGACGCGCCCTTGCTAATGCTGGCTATTCGGGTAATAAACGGGCTTCTCGTGAGGAGATGGAGAAGGTACAGCGGCGTGAGGTGGCTGAGCGTGAGCTGCTGAAGTCGATCGCTGAGACCACCGATAAGGACGCTTTGACGAAGCTGTGGAACCATGCCGCTGGGAATGGGTTGGCACGCTCTGAGAGTGTTTCTGAGGCATTCAGGCAGCGTGGGGAGGCGCTCAAAGCATGAGTGAGCTTGAGTACACGCCGGTGATGGTGGAGCAGCGGCTCCGCAGACTTCTGAATCACCTTTCTGAGGCTACTGCCACGCAGGATGAGGCGTACGGGCGATTCTTGGATGCTAAGCGTGCGCTAGATTTTGCTGAGGCCTCAGCGTTTGTTGAGACGGTTGGTAAAGGCTCCGTGAAGGATCGTGAGGCGCTGGTGGCGTTGGCTACTGTACACGATCGTGAGGCCTGCGATGTGGCGGATAGGGCGTATAAGTATGCGCGGTCTCGCCTGGACATGCTGAAGATCCAGATTATGGGCGTGCAGACGATCGGCAAGTCCGTGTCGACGGCCTATGGGGCTATAGGGGTGGTGGAGTAAGTGAGTGCTTTAGATTCTCTTCTTGTCCGTGGGGTTGGAGAAGATAGCGGCGAGGCTGACAAGGTCTATGCCTGCGATAATCCCCGCAAACCATGTTTTATCAAGGTACAGAGCGTACCCGCACAGTATGAACGCGCAGATGACGGCGAGTATGCCGAATGTGCGGCCAGATTTGATGGTCTTGGCAGGTTCCGTGTAGGGGTAGGTTTGCTCGATATAGCTGGCTTTTACGGAACTTTCTATCGCCTTGATGTAGGCGGTGTAGAGCTCTGGCGTCTCTTCTCTCATGATGCGCATTGCGGCTTCGTCCGGCGTCATCACGGGCAGATGGATATTGTTTTGCTGGAGGTAGGCCTGTATCTGTGTGAGCGCTACGGGGTCGTTGGCGAGTTCATCCAGATTGACGCCCTCAAGAGTGTTTCGTTGAGTGTTGGGCTCTTCTTGGGGGCTGGGAATAGCTCCTTGGCTGCTGTCTGTGTCCATGCGCCTTTGAGGTCGAAGAGTGAGAGTACTCCGACGCGGAAGGCATCCCATCGTGTTGTATTGGTCGGCATGTCTGGTGGCGTCTTTCAAGTACGTTGTCTGTTCTTTCTCCAGTGTAGCAGTAGTGGGGTGTGCCGTGAGCGCTGAGTTCTCTGATGAGGTGCGTGGCGTGGTTCTGGAACGCTCTAACGGCTACTGCGAGGTGTGTGGTAGGTCTACTCCGTTTGGCGAGTTTCATCATCGTTTGCCGCGGAAGATGGGGGGTACGCGGCGGGGTATTGGAACTGTGAAAAATTGTTTGTATGTATGCACGTACTGTCATCACTATATCCATTCACGCCCGAGTGAGTCTTACCTAAAAGGATGGCTACTTCGGGATACGGAGGAGAACGTTAGGGAGGTGTGCGAAGAATGAGTATCGAGGCTGTTTCGTGGGCGCTGAGCACCCAGCGGGTAGCAACGCCTATGCAGAGGTTGGTACTTATCGCTGTAGCTAATCATGCCGATAAGCGCGGCCAGTCTGCATGGCCATCGCAGGAAACTCTGGCCGAGTATTGCTGCTGTTCTTCGCGTACTATCCGCCGCCAACTCTCAGAGTTGGAGGAATCGGGGATTATTCGCCGTGGCGATCAGAGGTTGGTTTCGCACTTCCGTGGTGGCTATCGTCCGGTCGTTTATGACGTCGATTTGGGCGGCGATGAGCCTGCGAATAACTCTGGTCGAGGCCGGACATCTGCAACAGATTTGAGGCCGGACAATTTGTCCAGGCTGGACACTGGTGTCCATCGAGGCCGGACATCTGCGACATTGAGACCGGACACTGGTGTCCTAAGAACCGTCCTAGAACCATCCATAGAACCGTCCATAAGTAACCCCCTACCCCCTTTGCGCGAAAGCTCGGCGGAAGGCGCGGCACTGGTTCCGTTAGGCGACCCGCAAGCGGGTACGCCGACAAACACAAACCGAGGAGCTCTTCAACCCGTCAATGAGAGCGACCCTAAGGGTCGCCAGCAAGGACGATGGAAGCCATCTAAGCGCCAATTGGACGCGGAGTTCGAGAAGTTCTGGGCGTTGGTTGGGCGTAAGCGCGGAAAACAGCAGGCCAGGAAGAGCTTTGAGAAGCAACGACGCACCCACAGCATGGAGTTCATCTGCTCGCAGCTCATGAAAGCGCAGGCTGAATGGATACGTACGGGGCGTGAGCCGGAGTACTGGCCGCACCCCTCCACGTGGCTGAATCAGCAGCTAGACGACGATTACGACACCACCTCAGTGCCCTCCAAACATGAGTTCTATGAGACTCGGGTGCAGATGCTCCGTGAGCAGCATATGCGGGAGAAAGCGCAGCTCAACCCAGTTGTCGATGATGCGTCTATGCCCGCCATCACCTCCACCTGCATCGAGGAGGATGACGAGGACGATGACGACGATGACTGGGACTGGGGCGCGTAGTCATGAGTCTCTTTATCGCCGCTAAAAGCGCTGTTGAGAAGAGCAAACGCCTGCGTGGCC